TCTCTAGCTTTGAATCTGACGTTGCCAGTATCAAAGTCACCTTCCATAGAAGTTGAAAGAGGAGTTCTTTCATAGTGTTTGAAGCCATCAGGAACATCTGATAATACGAAGAATGCGTCCACATCTGTTAAGAAATGGTTAACAACATAGCCTTCTGGAATAGCGCCCATGTTGTTGATAGCATTAATATCGTTATCTGATGTACCAACCCTTCCAGGTGATTGTAACAGCCTATCAGCCACGAACTGTAACTGAGGTGGTACAACTAACTTTCTTGGTTGTAATGCAATATTTAGACCTCTATCATCAACGAATGTTGAAATACTAATGATAGCATCTTCTAAAGATGTTTCATTTAAGTCAGCATCTGTTGAAGGCTCATTTGCAAATGTTCCACCACCTGTTAATGGGTGTACTGTTGAACAAAGTTCGACACCATCACCGCCAGGGAAGCTGGAATCAAAAGCATTGTTAAGAACATTAGCTGCCTTAACTTGCTTTGTGTGAGCCATAGATCTTGCAAGAGCTTTTGTATATCTTGCACCTAGTCTGTCATACAAATTATCTTCAATAGCTTCTTCAGTAAGAGCAAAAGCCAAAGCGATGGTTTCGTGTGAGTAACGAGCAGTATAACCTTATGAAGCGTTGTCAAATGAGACACCTTCTCCTTCAGGTTTAACTGGTGCATTACCAAAACCAACGATTAAAACTTCTTCTTCAAATGCTCTATCAGATGAAACTGTTTCATAGATCTCTGCATGTTCGTTCTCGTACCTATTGTATTCCTGCCCAAAAAGTGCAGCTAACCCAGGTTCGAGTTCTTTTGCTAATTGCGCTCTATTAATAGCCATATTTTTATCCTACCTTATATTAAACACCAGCATCGTTTTCGTAAGCATGCTCATTAATTTTAACAATCATGTTTACGTTTGCTGAACCTAGTTCGTTGTTTTGGTCGTCTCTTGAGACGCCAACAATTCTGTAGTTAGCGGTACCAGCAGTTGCGCCTGAAGCGATTTCTGCTTTTGATTGACCACTAACTGTTGAACCTGCTGTGTAAGCAATATCAACGTTAGCTCCAATGGCTGCTCTAGCTAAAGAGCCAGTACATTGAACTTCGTATAGGTTATACGGGTTATCCTCAACAAAGGCTACTATGTCTCCTGTTGCTGTTTGAGCAGCAGGGAAATACGCAGAGTATTTAACCTCTTTCGTAGTTGCATCGTTATATTTGCATCCTCTAAAGATGCCCAGTATTTTAACGTCACCAGCTGCATCAGCTACATCAATGTAACCACCAGCCAACATTTTTACTGGATCTCCTGAAAAGATGCCTTGGGTTGAGCCAGATTCAATATTGTATTCTGTAACTTTATTTTGAGCTACACCAGACAAATTTCCTACTAACTTAAACCCAAATGGTTTATCTTGGTTTGCCATAATTTTTCCTTATATGTTTACCAAAGAAAAGACAACCTAGTCTTTTCCGAAAGTTACCCTTGTTTTTAACTCTCTGGTTATAGGCATTGCAGGGTTTTCCTCACGCATAAGGTCATTTTCTACGGCTCTCATTTGGTTGTCGGTCATATTTTTATAATACTGCCTTCTTTGTTCAACAATTTTGTTGTCTATCTTGCAAAGAATTAATCCGCCAACTCCAATAACACCCGAGTGCCGACCTTCATCGACTACAGGTAAACCATGGCCACTTGGTAAGTCCTCGGCTTTCACAGGAACAAAGCCTTCTCTAAATCTTTTAGAGATATTTGTTTTATCTGCTTGGCCAAGAATATCCGATCTGATCCATCTAAAAGTTGTTCCAGGAGGTGGATCTATTGGAACATCCAGCGCTGCTGGTGGTTTCCAATTTTGCACACGTTCCTCGAACTTTCTATCTTCTACTTCTCTTGTAGATCTCGATTGTTTTATATCCTTGTTGCTCATGATTTTTGTAACCTCGCTTTTTGTATTGCGTAATCTTTAAATGACACTCCAAGCTTTTTAGCTAGTTGCTGTTCGCTCGGTGTCAACTCGATACGATTATTCCTGCGTCCTGTCGATGTGGTGCGTGATGGTGAAGCTACAGTTTGGACGGGTTTGTTAGCTTCCACGTTGTTAAGTTTATGAGGAATTTCTTCTCTCAGTCTTCTGTCTATTTCATTATAGTATTCATCGCTCTCAGTATCAAAGCCTTTATTAACTAAATCTGAGTGAATAGTATAAGCAACTGCTGTTGCTGTTTGATCTTTACCGAACCATGGGTTCTTTGCTGCCCAGTCTTGCGCTCTAGCAGAAGGTTCAGCAAACTCTTCAACTTGTGGCGCCTGATAGTTTTGTTGTGGTTGACTTTGGTAATACTGTTGTGCTTGATCTTGCCATTGTTTTTGGTAAGCAAGTTGTTGTTTGTATTGATCAACTTTTACTTTATCAGACGTTGCCATAGTTAAAGCTTCAGTTGCTGTAGCTATAGCTTCTGGATCACCAGATTCTGTTGCTTGTTTTAAAGCTTGTTTTGCTAAAGATAACTGCGACTCAACTCGATCGGCTGCTTCTTGACTATAGTTGTCAGCAAAGTTTTGTGAATAACTTGACAGCTCCTGATTTTGTCTTTGCAGATCTTTGGCATATTGCAAAGCGATAAGTTCTCTTCTTTGAAACTCTTTTGCTTGTGCTACTGCTTTATTGATTCGGTTTTGAGCATAAGCTGCTCTACGCTCAACTTCAGTAAGATCTTTTGATTTTTCCTCTACTTTTTTAGAAACATCAAAGTCTTCTTGAATTTCATCTTCGGTTATTGGTTTGACATTATCATCAACACCAACTTCAACGTTGGAGTCAGAAGTTTCAACTTCTGCTCTTTTATTTTCGGGCAATGCTGCTTTTTCTATTTGTTCTTCAGAAATATCAACATCGATTACTTGTGCTTCTTCAGCCATATTTTCCTCATAAAGATTTGATGTCGTCAGGACTTAGTATGGTCCCAATGACTTCATCATCGTTAATTAAACGCACTTCATGATCATCTTCTAAAAGGAATCTGGCACCAGAATATCTTCCGATTAAAATCCAGTCTCCTTTTTTGCACCAAGGTTTACCACCAAACCGATCTTTGTCTTTATAAGCCAATGGTCCTGTTTTCAAAACATAACAAACCATTGTCCCATGAGACTCTCGATCTATAGTGGATTTTACTAATTGAATACCACCATCGGTAACATCTTTACCTCTGTATGGTAAAACCAAAATACGCCAACCTGTAGGGTCGGGCATTCTATCAATTAGTGACTTTTTAAGTAAGGTTGGATCTAAAACTCTTTTGTCTTCTTCAACAAAAGCTTTATCCAGTTCTGACTGTTCTTCAACTTGTTTTTGTTTTTGTCTCTCTTCGAATCTTTTGACTGCATCGTTGTTTTTATCGATGCTTTCTTTTTGTTCTATTGTTTCTTTTGCGATCTTACTCATCTATATCGTATTTTTGCAGCGTTTCTTTTAAATCTTGTGCCAAGGCTCTTAACGCTGATAAAGCACCAATGGCATATTTATATTCTTCCATGGATTTTACATTGCCTGAAGACAAGCTGTCAACAATTTGTGCTTCTCTTTCTTTTATTTGTTTAAAAAAATATTGAGCTAACTTAATGCTATCCATAACAAACTCTCCTGAAGTTATGTTTTATTGTAAACTTTTATGCCTATCTTGGAAACCTTGGAAAACCACCTGGAGGTATGACTGGCATAGTTCTCATTATTGGATCTTCTGGCCCTCGTGGTGGTCTATTACTTACTTGTTTCGGAGGTAATATTGGTCTAGGCCCTCGGTCAATCGGCATACCAAACCTATCCCTAGATGGACCGCCTATCATGCTACCTGGCATTGGTCTTGGTATTCTTAAATCTCTGCCTAACCCTGGAGGAAATCCTCTAGAACCGCCCCCTCTTACTGGTGGAATTATGTCACGTTCAAATGGTGGTGGTACCATAGGTGGTAAAATTACTTCACCTGGGCCACCTGGACCTCGACCAATACCTATTTCTGGAATGTTTCCTGTTCCGCCTGCACCTGGTGGTAGTAATTCCCTTGGTGGTGGGACAAATCCACCACCTGGCATTTTGTTGTGTGAAACAACGCCATCAACTAAATAAGTGTGAGTGGAACTTGTAGTAAAGTTGTAAACTTTTAAGAAGTCTTCTGTGTTGTCTAGTTTTTTGATTTCTTCAA